TTCACCTGGTGTATTTACAAATGAAATAGACCAGTCGTTTTTACCGGCTGCTGTGGCTGATATTGGAGCTGCACTCATCGGACCAACCCTTAAAGGTCCTGCAGGAATTCCAACCGTTGTAACATCATTTTCTGATTTCCAAGCGAAATTTGGAGATGTGTTCAAAAGTGGTTCAAATTCATTCCAATTCTTAACATCACACGCAGCTGAACAATATTTACAAAATTCAGACACATTAACTGTAGTTAGGGTAATGGCAGATGGAGGTGGTTCAGTTGCACCAGCTACAGCTGATGTACTAACTTCTGATAGTACTGTAACAACTGGAACAACCTTTGGTTCTGGTAGTTTAACTGTAACATCATTCGATGAAAGTACAGCTATATTTGTTAGTTCATCTACTATATCTCAAACAACATTCGTTGGACAATCAAGTCCAAACACAGATGCTAGTGATGATACTATCAGATTTTTTGATAGGGGTGGTTCATTAGCAAACTTTATTGATAATTTTGTTACTGAATTTAATTCAGTTTCTAAATTTAGTGGGTTCGTTGCTAGTAATAAATCTAATACAACAATAGTTATCTCAGGTTCAGCAGCTGGTACTGCAGGAAATGGATTAAGTTTTTCATCTGGTAGTGGAACAACTATTGATTTGGGAACAAAAACAGAAGGTGGTACTGATACTGCTGGAACTTCAACAACTGCATTTACATTAGAAACAATTGCTGATGGAACAATAATGAACAATGCTGATTCAACTGTTACTACAAACAATATATTATTAAGTGGTTCAAAACATAACATTAGATATGAAGTTACTTCAAAAAATAATAACAAAGGTACTTTCAATTTAGCTATTAGAGCTGGTAATGATAATATTAAGAGAAAACAAACACTTGAAACATTCAATAATTTAACATTAGACCCTAATTCAACTAATTATGTTGCAAAAGTAATTGGTGACCAAAATCAAACTGTTCAAGATGATAATGGGGTAAAATATATTAAATTAGATGGTGATTATCCAAACGCTTCAAGATTCGTAAGAGTTAAAAGTGTTAGTACACCAACAGTTGATTATTTAGATGAAAACGGAAATGTAAGAGTTCCTGATAATTCATCTTCACTTCCAGCTGTAGGAAGTGGTTCATCACATGGTGGATTTAGTGGTGGTTCAGATGGTCATAGTGGATTTGATGCTCTTGGTAATCATAATGGGGATAGTGGAGTGACTGCTACTTTCTATGAAAACATAGAAGAAAACAATTCACAAGGACTTGACCCAACAGCGGCTACTGATGGTGAAGATGCTTATAAAGAGGCCCTTGACTTACTTGCTAACCAAGATGAGTTTGATATTAATTTAATATTAATGCCAGGTATCATAGATTCAGTTCACACAAGTGTTGCAGCTAAAGCAATTGATGTTTGTGAATCAAGAGGGGATTGTTTTGCAATTCTTGACCCGGTTCCTTACAACTCAACATTAGCACAAGCTACTGCAAGAGGTGAAGCTAGAGATTCAAACTTCGCAGCTATGTATTGGCCATGGGTTAAAGTACCTGATTCACAATTAGCTGGAACTCAAAGATGGGTGCCACCATCAGTTGTATTAGGTGGTGTTTATGCATTCAACGATAGAGTTGCTCACCCGTGGTTCGCTCCTGCTGGATTGAATCGTGGTGGAATCACAACTGCTATTCAAGCTGAAAGAAAACTAACACAAGGTAATCGTGATGATTTATACGATTCAAATGTTAATCCAATCGCTACATTCCCTGGACAAGGGGTGACTGTATTTGGACAAAAAACATTACAGAAAAAATCATCAGCATTGGATAGAATCAATGTAAGAAGACTATTAATCAGAGTTAAGAAGTTTATTGCAAGTTCTTCGAGATTCCTTGTATTTGAACAAAATACAGCGGCAACAAGAAGAAGATTCTTAGGAATTGTAAATCCATTCTTAGAACAAGTTCAATCACAAAGTGGATTGAGTGCGTTCAGAGTAGTAATGGATGAAACGAATAATACA